TTGAATTGATGTAACAATAAATCATAGAACGATAAAATGAATAAACGACATTATGAACATACGTTACCCAATATACGAGGGAGTTTATCGAATACTTACCGACAACATAGCATGGCTGAACAAACAGGTGGACGAGGATTACGGGCAGCTGGACATGCTCTACCGTGACGACGGGGACTCCGAGACCTATCCGATGGTATTCCCCATGGTGCTGGTTGACACGCCCGAGGTGGAATGGCAGACACTGGGAGGGGCGGGCGGATACATGCAGAAAGGGACGGTATCGGTCATTGTCAGGCTGGCTGTTGACTGCTATGATGACACGCATTACACCAGCGGCACGGCGGACAAGGCCGCCGGAAGAATGGAACGGGCAAAAGAGGTGGACGCGCTTCTGCAGATGTACAGGCCTGAATGCTGCCAGACACCGCTTGTGAGGAAAAGAAGCAGGTTCCACACGATGCCCAGGGGGATAAAGGTCTATGAGACACACTATGAATGCACCGTGTGGGATAATGCGGTCAGTCGGTAAAAAGGGAGAGCTGGGCGGCGGTAAGACGGGGCTTCTTTATTTTGGGGACCGGCTTGACATCGATATCCTTCAGCCTGTTGCAGTTTGAACGGATGATGGCCATGATGCGGTCCACGCTGATGAAGAACTCCTTCTCGGAAAGGATCTTCAACGCGTCGTCAAAACGAAGACGCTGGATTTCCGTCCAATAATAATAGCGGCGCAACAGTGCCTCGTTACGCTTCATGATCAGTTCCGAACTGCGACCTCTTGACATACCCTGAAAACTTGTTTTGATGATAACACCTGATACCTATGCACAAAAGTAGTGATTATTAAATAAATATGCAACAAAGGGAGGGTTAATAATAAAAAGCCCTCAACGCTTCCGTTTTCTGATCCCCATCACAAAACAAAGATAAATGCACATTATCCACACGCTGAGGGCTAAAGTCCTTATCGTGGATAATGTGCATTTTGTAATGGGGTGCACAAAAGTAACAATAAAAATTGAATAATCATGTGCAAGAGCGAAATTTTCTTCAACCTGCTCGGCCTGACCGAGCGTGAAACGGAAGTGTCGAGGGAACGTATACTGGGCGACTTCAGGGACATGGAGTCCACGGACGCCAGATATGTGCTTGTCAGGCTGCTCTCGGAAGCCGGCCTGTATCCCGACCAGATAGCGGGGATGACCAACCGCACGGCACGGGGGATACGGCGCCTGCTGGCGCGGAACATCACCTCGCCGATGATCGGAATATATCTGGAACAAATAAGGAAACACATCAGAACAGGACGCTCGACGGAGCGCGTGTAGTTGAGTATGTTTGCACCACGGTCGGATTAGTGACCGGAACTACAAAATACAAATACAACTATGAGTGAATCAAGAACTTTTGTGTTCCCCGAGAACGGGAACTCCGGAGGCGGCACCAACGGCATTCTGGCCATGCTTCCGGCGCTTATGCAACAGCGCGGTGTGGATCCGAACATCCTGGCGCTGATGGGAAACGGCAACAGCCGTAACGGCAACGGCTGGGGGGACGACCTGTTCGCCATCCTGCTTCTGTTCATCCTGATGGGATGGGGAGGCTTCGGCGGTTTTGGCGGCGCCCGTGGCGGAATGATGGGCAACGGACAGGGCGGCGTGGTCCCCTTCGTGCAGAACGACGCGAACACCGCCGTGATCATGCAGGCCGTACAACGCAACGGATACGACATCCAAAGCCTGGCCACCGCGTTGAACACTTCCTCGGATGCCGTACTGGCCGCCATAAACGGTCTTGGCATGCAGATATGCAACATCGGCAACCAGATGGGCATGAACACCAACCAGATCGTCACCGCGATCATGCAGGGCAACAATGCCATCCAGTCGCAGATCTGCCAGTGCTGCTGCCAGACAAACGAGAACATCACCAAAATGGGCTACGAGAACCAGCTGTCCGTCTGCAACCAGACAAACACCCTGGTGAACACGGCCAACCAGAACACGCTCGCATTGCGTGACGCAGGCACGGCCAACACCAACGCCATCATCAGCAAGCTGGACGCCATGCAGAACCAGGCGCTGCTTGACAAGATCGACTCGTTGCGCGAAAAGAACAGCACGCTCGTCAACCAGCTCTCGCAGGAGCACCAGAACGCGTATTTCGCACAGGTGTCCGCACAGACCATCGCGCCTGTCAACGCCGCGCTGGGTGATCTGAGCGCCCGTCTGGCGAAGATTGAGTGCAACCAGCCCGAAGTGGCCAAGGTGCCGTACAGCCCGGTTGTGGGAATCCCCACCTGTGTAGCGGCCCAATATGGTCTTGGATACGGCTTCGGTTTCGGGGCGGGTAACGGTTTCTGGGGTTGACCCGGAGAAAGGAGGTAATCATGCCATTTCCTTTTCAATTCGTTAACAGACGCGGATCGGCCGCAATAGTCACATCCGGAGTGAATGTCACCGCCGACAATGTGGTGTTCTCCTTCCCGAACCATTCATTCGTGAATGCCTGGTACAGGGGCACCATCTACATTGACCTGGCGCAGGCCGTCCCCACAGGAACAACCGGGACGCTGCCGGTCCTGTTCGAGACAAACGGGGTGACACAGGCCGTGACCAAGTACAACGGGGAAGCGCTGACGGCGGCCGACATCCCCGGTACGGGAGTGTTCGAGTTCTGGTTCGACAGGACGACAAACACCCTGCAGATAATGACCGGAGTAGTTTAAGAACACGGAGGGAGGAATCCCTCCATTTAAAGAGAAACAATTATGCCTTTCCAGAATTTAAGAGTCAACAGCCAGTTTTACATACTCCATAAGGACGGGACGCCTTATGTGGAGGTCGGTGCCATTGCGGGAGTATCCAACCCGGTCCCGGACGGGACACAGCCGGTGATGTTCGGCCAGCCGATGAAGATGGTGGTGGACATCACCGTCAAGGTCGGCGAACAGACCGTCACGTTCCAGAAGATACCCGCGGGGGCGGACATCGCCGACGCGAATTTCCCCGGAGGCGGGAACATGGTCATATCCGGGTCAAGGGAGTCGATGAACTCCGAGGTGGCGGCCATGAGGAACAGGTCCGCGGAGATACTCAGGAGCATAGACCACCACCGTGCCATAGTGGACGCCTGCGGCAAGATGATGGAGATCCTGAATCCCGAGTTTGCCGAAAGGCAGAGACAGGAGGCGGAAAACAAGGCTCTCAGGGAGGAGATATCCGAGCTGAAGGCCATGATGGCCGAACTGCTTAAACCCGCGGAAAGGCCCAGTACGAACAATCCTAAAAAACAACAAGTATGATGATGATCGAGATAGAAGACAGCAAGGTCGAGAGAATGTCCGGTTATGCCGAAAAAATGCTCAAGTATGGCGGCAAGCTCATGCAGTGCATTGAGGAACTCTCGGAAGGGAGCGGCATGGGACAGCGCGACGACGGCTACGATGACTATGACGAGTATGACGACATGGGACAACGTGGCGGTTATGGAAACCGTGGCGGATACGGCGGAGGATACGGGAACCGTTATGGCGGCGGCTCGATGGGCCAGCGCCGCGGAGTGCCCGGAACAGGACGCTATTCAAGATACCGTTAGTTTAACCCGCCGGGACGGAGGATTCCCCCGTCCCGGCTAACAAGAAGACCATGAACAGGACAAAGGAACCTCTGGACATATACGATGACCGGCCAAAGGAGCTGACGGCGTACCTCCGGCACAATGGCTGGCACTTCAACAAAAAGCTGTGCGACTTCGCCGTGTCGCTCATGCGCAGGATGAACCCGGCAACCGGAAAAAGCGAGAAGATCGAACCCATGACCAAGGACAAGGTGGACGAGCTTCTGGCCAAGAACGGGGTCAGGGTGGAGAACAACACATTATATGACTATGTATACGTGGCCAACCAGGCAAAAGCGGACTGTTTCAAGTCCTCCATTGCCGACGAGCCCCATCTGGCACTCTACGTCAAGGATATCATAGATGACTATGACGCTCCGGAAGGCATGGTCATGTGCATGTGGTATGCGAAAATGACAAGGGCCGGGGAACCGGTGGAATGGGACGAGATGTTATGATCCGCCAGCGGTTTGACATAGAGGAGTACGGATGGAAGGTGGAGGTCTACTATGCCGTGGACTGTTACTACACCGACGAGATCATGGGCAGGCTCTATGACATAGGCTGCCGCGGGGATGATCTGGAAACGGCGTACAGGAACCTGTCCTCCGGCAAACCGGATACCGGACTCACCTATTCCAACTACGGCACAAGGCAGACGGTCATGGTGATAGGGACCACATCGTCGCCCGCCGAGTTCCAGAACTCCTATGACCACGAAAGGAAGCACCTGGAAGCGCACATGGCAAAGGCGCTGGGGATCGACCCGTGGGGCGAGGAGATATGCTACCTGTCCGGCAATATAGGACAGAAGATGTTCGACAAAGCCAGGTTGCTGCTGTGTGATTGTGAATGTTGTAAGAAACAGATAAAGGAACTTATATGAAAAAGAAAGAAATCAGGAAAGCGCTGGAAGGCGGCACGCCGTTCTCAAGCCTGTACTCCCTTCTCCCCTCCGGGCAGAAGGAGAAATTCAAACAGTTCGCCGCGGCATTCGGATTCACGGAGCGGCAGGTCAGGGAAAGACTGCGGAAAGAAACACGATAGCTTCTCATTGACAACGGGCGCCCCCGCATATTATTGTATGCCGCAGGGCGCCCGTTCCGGTTTAATCCGTTTTTTTACTTCCTTATCAGGACGGAATATTGGGGGCATTCTATTCATGTACAGGCATTCAGGGCATGGACTATACTGCCGGTTGCTATAAGGACCAGCCCGATTATAAAAAGTATGAAAAACGCATCTCTTATCACAGCCGATGTCCTGTCATTCCAAAGTTTCACATTCCAGTTAAAGAGATATGCGCCTGTAAGCCCTCCTACAATAAAGTATAAACCTATAATCATCATATCTTCTCTTTATTTAATCTTTCCTCAAACTCCGCAATGATACAGTCTGCGTCACCACCATGCACCCGGTTATCCAAAACAGAGGAAAGAACTTCGATGGCTTTCCGTTTCATTTCTTCCTCTGCCATTGCAACGGCTTTAAGAGCACTTTCTTTTGTGATAACCGGGAAGTTGGGATTGACTACCACAAAACTCTCACTTTCAATATATTCTTCTGATTTACTCATTTTGATCTAATTATAAATTAATCCTCTTTGTACCAATCTGGCTTTGGAAACCTATCCGAAAAGAATACTTTATCAACTTCTTCACTTTCAATATTGGAGGCTTCCGGCCATAAATCTTTCAACTCTTCAATACTATTGATATAGGCTACTAAAACAAAGTGGTGATCACTTTCACCAGTGCACCAATATGGATATTGGATTGGCCATCTTAATGGACGATAATCTCCATCGCACTTTTCCTTATCTACAAAAAATCTTACTCTAATCATCTTATATCATATTTTTCGTTAAACACAGAATCCGCTTGCTGAAATTGCTTAGTGAAGCGATTCTCTTTGTATCCTCTCTTGAAAGTCGTATGTGAGACTTTCTGTGTAGTGCAGCCTACCAGTGAGGCGACTGCAAGAATTAATATTATTTTCTTCATTACTTTCTTTTTATAAATTCAAGTTTGTACCCTAAATACCCCGATTTATCTTCCGCATCCATAGCCCGTCCTGTCAAGTTACCATAAAGTTCATCCATGATAATGTAAAATATTACTTTGGGCAATGGTTTTTGCAGATATTCAATGTACACATTAAATAATTCATGCTTTGGAGTTACCGTTTCGATTTCTCTGAAACATTCGGTTATCGGACGGAAAGAAAATCCATTTTTCTTTGGGTTGGTCAATAGTTCCTTATAGGCAGCTACAAGACCAGGGGATAAGCGTATTGTTTCACTCATTGCTGTTCAATTTTTTCTTGTTATTAATTAATCCGATTCCCTAATTTTAAAATAAAAACTTCATTATCCGGTGCACCCCATTCCGAGTGACCTTTGCCAATAGAGATACTATTCAATTTAAATAACATAGTTCGTTTTGTATATCCGTAACGAAAACGGACGGCATCATAATGTTTAAGGGGCGGTTTGCAACAATACTTGCACTTTTCGGGAATATAGATTTTGCAATCCGTGTTTTTATCGTAGCAATCATAAAATCTTTTGGCCCAATAACTGTTATGTTCCCGATATTCCTCCTTTTTCTCGCCAGATTCTATCATATTGTACCAAATGGCTTTTTTTTTGTTTCTATCACCACAAACCATTTATTTTCAACGGTTTGTGGTGTAAAAGGATCCGTAATTCCCCTTAACTGGTATGTATGTGGATTTTTACCATTGTTTCTGAAGACTCATAGATTTTCCTTCTTGATGTGTCCTACATGATGGTTCATCCATTTACTTCATTTACAAGGCCTTATCGTGCAAACACTTAGTTGAATTTATAGTTTCACCAAGGTGAAGCAATCGTATCACTTGGGTGACTACGCCTCTCCACTTAGGTGCCAATGTATTGTCACCTAGGTGAAACAACAAAAAAAAACAGACAAAAGATAAGCATTCGGGCTTGTACGTGTTTTTTCCAGTCATAACAAAATCAAAAGCCTGGAGAGAAATACATAAGAGGCCGAATGCTTACAGTTCTTCCATAAACTTGACCGACGAGTGAACAATGCTCCAATCCATATATTCCCACGCAGGGTGTGACCATCTTCGATATTGCCGAATACTGGGCCATTGATGTTTCAATCCACACACCCACGTAGGGTGTGACATCCTATACCTTGGGTACATAACATGGTACTGGAGGTTTCAATCCACACACCCACGTAGGGTGTGACCTTGGAAGCCATCCGCATTAAAGGCAAGTTCGAGAGTTTCAATCCACACACCCACGTAGGGTGTGACCATACCCCACATCTTTTCTTGCCAATCACGTTGTTTCAATCCACACACCCACGTAGGGTGTGACTGGTTGTCTATACACGTGTTCACCTCATCATTGTTTCAATCCACACACCCACGTAGGGTGTGACACAGTATCGATATTAGACTTCCATTGCCAATAACGTTTCAATCCACACACCCACGTAGGGTGTGACATAGCCTTTTCTTTACCATACTCAACATTCTTTAGTTTCAATCCACACACCCACGTAGGGTGTGACCCTGCCCTTGGTCGGGAAGTGCAAATAAATAGTGTTTCAATCCACACACCCACGTAGGGTGTGACTATGATTTAAAGTTATGTATTGATAGTACGCACGTTTCAATCCACACACCCACGTAGGGTGTGACACCCGTCAGCACATAACCGCCATCGGCGAAGGTGTTTCAATCCACACACCCACGTAGGGTGTGACTATTCAACGAACAGGAGAAAGACTCCTCGGACATGTTTCAATCCACACACCCACGTAGGGTGTGACTGGGGCGCTGTGTGAGTTCAACGTTTATAGACAAGTTTCAATCCACACACCCACGTAGGGTGTGACCCGATGTCCTTCGAGAGTGTCATAATAAAAGTTGGTTTCAATCCACACACCCACGTAGGGTGTGACTTAGTTTTATCATTAAAACAGGCATAGAATATGAGTTTCAATCCACACACCCACGTAGGGTGTGACTCCTTTAGTTCAAGAAATCGTCATCAACATATAGTTTCAATCCACACACCCACGTAGGGTGTGACATTGGGATGGTAAATCTCAATTGAATCTTGCCCCTGTTTCAATCCACACACCCACGTAGGGTGTGACTTTATAATACGCACGTACAATAGACAAGATAGAAGTTTCAATCCACACACCCACGTAGGGTGTGACTCAGGAAAAATATCGCCGACTTCTTGGTGATATGTTTCAATCCACACACCCACGTAGGGTGTGACAATACTCAGACTACTAATAAGTTTAATATGCTGGTTTCAATCCACACACCCACGTAGGGTGTGACTCTATATCTAATAACATATTATAAATCAGCAAGTTTAATCCACTGTTATGCGAATCATCATTATTATTCAACTTCATAACGAAGAAATACTCTACAAATAATTTAATCTACTGATTATTAACACATGCGAAGATACTACTTTTTTTGTAACACACCACATTCGCATTATATTATAAGAGCCTCCTCAACTTTATAAGCCGTTTCAACACCTATTACTTCTACCCTCTTATTCTCATTTTTACTAAGAATATAAAAACGAACACTATCAAGAGACATATCAATAATATCCCTAACTCTCCCTTTTAAAAGAGAATATTGCGCTTCCGTCACTACACACTCAAAGACTGAGTTCTGCACCCTCTGTCCATAATCCAAACATGCCTTGGCCACACATCGTAAACGGCGAGCCCCCTCTTTGCTTGTAGTATCCACATCGTAAGTCACAAGAATGTACATAATTAAAAATCATTTTATAAGAAATACCGGATAATCGTCAATATCCTGCCTGATATATCTTGCCATTAACATAGCCTGCACATAAGGCAGAAGCCCTATTTCAACTTTTTCATTAAGATAAGGATGAATTATCACTTCCCTTTTCCTTGCCTGCCATGCAGTAATAAAAGTCTTTTTCCCTTTATCTGTCATAACAACCCCATTATCACCTTGGAACAAGAAGTCTTTTACTGAAATCTGTCTTTTATTAATCAACGACAAAATAAAACGGTCGCCAAGGTAAGCACGTAACTCTTCCATCATATCTAAAGCCAACGACGTGCGCCCTGGACGGAGTGTATGGAGAAACCCGACGTATGGATCAAGGCCAACAGTTTCGAGAGCGGCCGCAACATCATTGGCAATCAAGGTATATGCAAAAGACAACATGGCATTCACCGCATCCTTGGGAGGACGACGATTGCGACCATGAAATGGAAAATCAGTCTTCTGATTAAGTATCAAGATTGGCAATACCTCAAAATAGGCATTCGAAGACATCCCCTCATAACCAATTAATTCCGTCTTATCTTGAGCCTTCAAAACATCACGTTTGGCACGTTCCAATACTTGCACCGCTCTATTAATGTCTTCATTCTCACCATAATCACGAATATATCTCCTCAATATATTGCGATAGTTTTGAATCTTACCACCAATCATCAACCGAACCACATGCAACGACCAAGATGCATCGTCCGACAATTGGTACTGCTTTTTGCGTAACAGAACATTTCCTTTCGTAGCACCTTGAACCCTGCTGATGAATCTGCCTTGTGGAGAAAGAAATGTGAGTGATATACCATTGTCACTACACAATTTCATCACACCGGGACTTGCGCCCATATATCCGAACGTAACGATGCCTTCTATATTTATGACAGGAATACGAAACACCTCCTCCTGCTGAACAGATATAACGACATTCAGCCCATCCTTACTAAGATACGCTTCCGGTGTCGTCACATACAAAGTATTCAATAGTTTTCTCATAGATACAGATTTTTAGTAAGGTAATTATCTACCGAAGTACAATTATTTACCATTTCCGGCATGCAAATATCTTTCAGCGAGCACTTGTCACAATGTTTCCCATATTCAGCCTTCGGGATAACCGCTTTACTAAATATATCGTGCATATCCCGGGCACATTGTCTGACTATATCTCGCAGTTCCTCCGTTATATCCACATTAACCCGATGGCGAAGCTCCCCATAAAAGAAAGCGCCGTATGGTATATGGATAGCATACATTTCTTCTATGCACATGATTTGTGCTGCCAACTGCACTTCATCCACCTCGTTTCTTTTCGGTTTGCCATGCTTATACTCCACAGCAACCGGTTGCCATCGCCCCGGATAGTTGGGATGCAAGATAGTATTTTCAAGAGATGAGGAAGGAAACAACTCTATGGCATCAGAGATTCCATAGAGTCCAAGTTCACGCGAAGCGATATTCACCGCACGCAATGTTATCTGGTCACCACACTTCTGTCTATAAAACGGATCATCTACATGCTTGTGCAGAATCTGTCCTTCGATGGTGAGACGATTATCGCCCCATTGCTGCTCAATGTGTATCAAAGCCCATTGCCGGGGACAGAACCTAAAGTGCTGAATCCCCGACAACATGAGCATATCGTCTTCATTGTACATACGATGGAATTATATCAGTTCCTCAATAGTTACATTTGATGGAGCATTCTCCTTATCTATAGTAACTGAATAATCGATGAATGAGCGTGATGCTCCATCGCAGACTTTCTCCACTTTTACCAATTCAAACAACTTGTTGGCGGGAGCATTACCCAATATGGAGTCATGCTTGAAGACTATCAGTTTTTGAGCACTCATCAATCCACGTGCCGCCGAACGATCCACATCGAACATATTCTTTAATGCGTTCCAAAATAGTTCAAGGTCTTCTTCAGAAAATCCTGTCTGTTGTGCCAAGTTGGCGGAGATGAAGCCGTGACAGACGTAGAGGCCATAAGGAATGGTGGCTTTACGTCCCATTGTACGATTGCCACCATCTTGTTTTTCTGCTTCTTTCTCTGTTGCTACTGCCATACGAGTAATAGAATGTTCCGCTACAGCAATTGGATCTATAGAACGAGCAAAGGTGAACTGGATAGGGCCACGAACTTGACCCGCATTTTTACCTGTTGACATAACTGCGCCGAATGTTCTGATATCGAAGTAATTATTACACATAAAACGACGTGCTGCTTCTATTTTGTCCTTTGCATTTTTTACTTCTGAATCATCATGTGCATTATCAATCAAAGTATTCAGGACTGCCTTCTCTTTGATAAATATATCAAAGCCATTCACAAGCCCTTTTGCTATTTGTACATAGTTACGAACCTTGCGTTTCAAACAGACATCCGTAACAAGTCCCATACCTGTTTCGGCATCCACACGTGGTAGATTACCCGCATCCGGATCACCATTTGGGTTACCATCTTTTACATCAAATATGTAAACGAAATCAATTCTATTCTTTAGTTCTGACATAACTTTATATTTTTAAAATTATTATTCCATTTCTTTATTTTCCTTGTTCATAAAAAGGTCTTGACGTTGATGATAATATCCCACAAAGAACCGTCCTTGATCTTGCAGGTTAAGATGTGGAGGAAATCCTTTTGCATCAAGTTTGGATATAATTTCCTGTTTCAGCTTCTCATAGAACACTTGTCCACCCGGATTCAACTTCTCTATATGATGAGTAGAAAGGTTGAGCACCGTGGCAAAAACCATGGAAGGAGTTGCTGATGCAGCATTCATATAGCGTTCTCGAATGGAATGAATACCATTGGCATCCTCCTGTATCTTGTCAAGTACGGCAAATAGCCTTCCACAAAGATACCCTTGATTTTGATTTTCTTTGTCTAACATAACATCTAATTTTTTATGGTTGTTATTTTCGTTTAGTCTGTTGAGATATGCCTTGATGATAGCAGCACGCACTATATTGACGGATTGTTCTGCACGTATGCGACGAATACATGCTTGAAAGAGAGAAGCCGGATACGGCAACCCTTGAAATATGCTTCTCACCACAGCATCAGGAAGGTTGGGAGTCGCATCACTTGACTTTCCTCCAAGAGTAACATTTCCAAGAATGGAATGCAGTCCCAAGTACGGCTTCTTATCTTTGCGAGTGTCCACCATCTCCATATCTGTAAAATGCTTACTTATCAAACCTGCAAACTCACGCAAAGGCATCTCATTCCAATATACTACCGCAATTCTTGCCGAATTAGGAGCCAAACCCAAAATGAAGAATTTGTCATCATCGTTTGCCGATAATTTTCCGTTATAGATAGACTGGAAAGTATCATATACTAACTTTATACGCCTGTTTGGGTCGTCATTTTCTTCTTCAATCCGCCCCAACAAAGAAAATAAACTATTCTCGGACTCTTTTGAAGCCTCGCTATTGGAGGAAGCCCAGAAAAGATAAGTACGTGAGCCCACCATAAACTTATTGTGAGAATCCGAACGCAGCAAATGATTCAATGCGGTTGTATATGCAAATTCAGCTTCTTCTGATATTGGAGCATTGTATCCTTTAGATTTCCCATACGAATCATACCCGGAATTAACTTGAAATGCAACCAGTTTGGCTGTTTCTTGGCTTCCAAGTATCTTTGTAGCAGTTGTAATCTCTACAACTTTTGAATATCTCCCTGTTATCAAACAAAGATTTCCTACCACGCCATGATTCTCTTCAAACAAATTTATCAATTCCGTTTTCGAAGCCACTATTTTCGTATCCCCTTCTATAAGGAAAGAAAAGGTAGAATATTTCTTATTAAGATTTTTGGCTATATCATCCCATAAAGAATCTTTCTGCATAGCCCCAACTATAAAAGAAGGGTCTTGCTGATAAAATGCATAAACAGCTTTTATGTCCTCATTATCCGGAAAAGCATCATATATATCTTTTACTTTCGCCTTAAATACTTCAAAGTACTTACGTATCTTTTCCATATCCCCCTTATCGGAATAACCAAATACATATTTACAATTGTCATACAAATAGTTTGCAACAGGGGCACTTGACCGGCTAACACTTTTCTTAACAAGAAACTGCTGTGCCGACTTCTTATCTATACGCCTGTCTTCAAAGCGCAGAAATTTTCCACATCTATCAATAACAATAATAAATCCAATCTCTTTGTATTCTAAACCAAAAGGGGCCACATCATCTCCACTCCGATGATAATAATCATATAATGCTTTCAATATCATCTCAACACCTCCTCACTATCTTTATCCGGTACAACAATCACTCCCTTTTTCATTTGGGCTCTATAAAACATTGCATCCGGTTTGTGTGGATTTCCCTCAAAGTCCATATCATAAAGCATAATACCGAAATCTCTGTCTTCGGCTAAGGGATAATCAAGATTATCAGTACTTTCAATATACTTCCAGTTTGCAGAAAACTCACGACATCCGAGATAGGGCTGCGTAAAACATTGCCCTTGTGATGCCCTGCGTTCGAACATCTGATAATACTTCATAGGATTCTCGTCCGCACTTGGCTGATGCTTGGCAAAAGCCTCTTTCGGACGGTCTTTTACCGGAATAAATACTAACTTAGCATAAATTCGGTAACGCACATCCAGCAGAAGCAACGTGTTCTTCTGCTGACGTTTATCTTCAATAATGATAGGTGATTTACTGGCAACTGCCCCCACCTCATTCCGTCTAATGGTAGCCCATTTAATAGGCCTGAGTACCTCAATCTTTGTTACCTGCCAACGCATGGCATAGCGTTTAAACAGTATCGCTTCAAAGATGGCGCGTGCCGCCGATGGCGTTATGACATCGTAACTCACACGCTCTACTTTCAATTCCGGACGAGTGAAACAAGCCCAATCGCCCCACACCTCCAAACAATATTCTTTATCTGTATATTCCATATCATTCATCGTTTTCCTTGTTTTCCAATAAATCTTCTGGTTTCTGACCTTCAAAAAACCTTTTTGCCGACAAGGGAGTTACCACTTCACGACCGGTTTTTTGCTCCAACTGTTCGCGTGCCACACGAGCCACATCACCACCATCAGCCGCACACTGCATATTTTCACCCAATGTCTGAGGATTTTTAGCTTTAGTAATACTTGTCGTAGAGAGTTCGGCCAGCATATTAAGAACCAATTCTTCATTGGTCATATTGTCCCGGAGATTTTCTTTCTTCAAGCCCTTGAACTGTTTGTACTCCTTTGCCGACTTTCCGGCCCATTGCTGATAGATAATGTCTGTAAGAGTAGCATATTGAACACCTTCTAGGGGGCACAGAATAAAAAGTACCACGAAGCATTAACGAGCGGATGCGCTGAAACGCCCTATCCATCGGCTTTTTAGAAGATTCGGGCAGATTCGCCCATTAAAAACAAAAAGTGACATTATGTTGCATTTGGGTGACATTCCACCCCTTATAAGAGCCCAATAAAGCCTCTATTGGGACATTACCACTCATTTACCCTTAAAATGCCTTAGAATAGCCCGTAAAGCGGTTTTAAACAACAAAAACCATCTAAAGGATGTCCAATTTTGCGGACTCCCTTTACCGATCTGTAATTGTTAATAAAACTGTTAAAAATCAGTATGGGCATTCAAATGGGCATTCAATGGGCATTCACCATAAAAAACAAAATGTTCTAGATGGGCATTCAATGGACATTCAAATCACCTGTTTTTTTTTCTTGAGTTTTGATATATAATACATGAAAATATATCGAGATTACAGGAAAATAATGTGAGTTGCCCCCTTTAATACATATAGAATTATAACGTGTTTTATTTAATATACTGATTATTAGTAGTTTATATGCAAAATGTTTATATTTGCATAGATTCAAGCTGCAAATTATGTGTTGGTGTGTGAAATAGACGCGTCGAAGTGCTCCCGGTTTCATTACCGGGGCACTTTAAAACAGTGAATCTAGCCAATTCGTTATATAAGTGTCAGGATATAGGCTTTAGTCTATTTTTTAAGGTAATAAGATTGTTGTTCGCGTGCTCCCGGATTTCTCCGGGAGTTTTTAAATATAAGTTATGGATATAAATGATGTAAAATTGAATTGGAAAGAAAGAACTGATGTTTTGTCGAAAATGATCAGAACTCTCGGAAAACAAAAAACGGCTGAACAAATCGACGGGTTTATTGATAAATTAATTGCTGTCGAAGGTGATGAAGATAAGGAACTCGTTGAATTTTTGTTCAAACTACGGTGCGATGTTTTAAAGGATCGAGTTATTTAAAACATTTTCTGTATAATATTTTTTGCTGTTTTAAAATATTATCATTTTATTTGCATGAAATAACAAAACAACAATCTTATAAAACAAAATCATGAAAAAAGTAATGCTTTTAGTACTAGCTAGTACATTATCTTTATCGTTGTCTTCATGTTATAGCTCTCAATTGTATGTAGGTGGCATGGAGGTTGATGAACCAAAGAGAGTTTTCAACTCAAAGACAAACAATCATTTTCTTTTCGGACTTATATCACCAGCATCAAACAAAAAGGATATTAAGCAATATGTTGGAGATCGTCAGAAGTATGCAATCAAAAATCACCATACTTTTTTTAACGGTTTTTTGGAGGTTATAACTTGTGGTATCTATACTCCATCAAAAACTACATTTTATGTACCTATAAATGAATGACATTTAAAATTTTAGCCTCGTTCTTTTTAAGTTCGGGGCATTTTTTGTAATTGTATCTTCACTCAATTATTATCTTTATTTTATGGTCGGGGCATCGGGTTGCGCAGAAGAGCCTGATATACGCGATGAGCTCCGCTTTTTTTGGACAGTTTCTGCATGGAAGTCGGAGTTTGTTGTTGGGGATTCCTGCTGTTTATCTTTCAATAGAGTTTTCAAGTTTCCTATTTCTTCAGACATGGAGAGCAATTTGGTATGCAATTCTTTTATCTCAGCATCTTTTTTTTGAATATCTATATACATCTTATATAATAAGTCACCATTTTCAAGAGATGTATCTGAATTTTTTTTCTTGTTTTGTGTTTCTTCTGGAAATGAAGCTGATGTTGAAGAGGATTCATTTTTTAGCATAGAGCCTTCGCCAGTAAGAAGCCAGCCGATATCTAATCTAGGGAAATTTATTGCAATGCTTTTTAATTTATCAGGTTGAATAGATACTCTCATGCCTGAAATAAAGCCTGTAGATACCCCTATTGTTCTACAGAAATCAGTATCTTTTATACCCTCCTCTCTTAAAAATAACTTAAGTCTTTCTTTAACAGACATTTCCATTGTTTTATTATTTATATTATATTCTAAATAAATTGCAATGCAATAAATTATTCACCTTTTTTTTGTTTTAAATATTGCATTGCTTTGTATTTGCATCAGGTTTAATATAAACCGCGCCAAATATAGCAATTTTAATCCAATAAATATCGAATATGGGACAAGTAATTAAGTTAGGTGCACAAGGCAAGAAAGAACTTGCTGTCGCCTTTAAAGTAACAACAGCTTATGTCGGACAGGTATTGTCCGGTCAGAAAACGGGAGGTAAAGCCCCGGCGATCTGGGAAGCCGCCAAGAAGCGGAACGACAGCGAGCTGTACAATATTGACAAAATCGCCAAGCATGAGACTGTAAAGATTCTCGACAACAAGGGTAACGTAAAAGCAGAACGTACTAATTAATAATGTATAATTATGGAAACACCGAACAACAACCAGCAGACAACAGGTCTGCAAATCTTCTTCAAAGAAGATATTGATGCTAATGTAAGGGTAAAGGTAATCAATGGAGCTCCTTGGTTTGTGGGGAAAGATGTGGCGGCTTCTCTAGGGTACACCAAAACACGAAACGCGATTTCGCAACACGTTGATAATGAGGACGCCCTAAAACAGGGCGTCCCTGATAATCAAGGATTTATTCAAGAAACAATTTTAATCAATGAAAGTGGCATGTATGCTCTTATTTTCGGATCCAAGTTACCGACTGCCAAAGCATTCAAAAGATGGGTAACAAACGAGGTTCTCCCCTCCATCCGTCGTACCGGCGGTTACTCCGTTCGTCCGGCACAGCATCCGACGCTTCCCGCACCCAAGTTCCGTCCGGACTTCATCGAATGGAAACGGGCTGTGTGCCGTTATCTCAACCGGAATGATCTGAAAACGGTCGCCACCAACATGAAAGTCACCTACTCCCATGTATGCAAGGTGTATTCCGGCAACACAATGAGCCGCCGTATAGCCGACAGACTGACGAAGCTGGCTATCTCCCACAAGAACAAAGGCATCATATATCCCGAACCTGTTCCGGTATACAGACAACTGCTGATAGAATGGGAGGAACAGGGATGATTACTTATACGATGGGTATCAACCTTGAATACCTGAGGATCGTGATAACGATCTGGCGTGAATACGGGATGCTCTGCCCCATCATCATTCCCAAGGACCAGGACGCCGAAGGGGCGGTGATGGTGAAGATAGGACCGACAACCGACATGAAGGTCGCGGAGATGGTCGACAAGATATGGGACATAGCCGGCGCGAAGCGTCTGGTCAAGGAAATCGAAAAATAAGAGAATATGAAAGATAGAATATCAGACTTACCGTTAACCACTACCCCGGTGGGGTTGGGTTATAATAATATGAATGTGTTTAGAAACTCATTAGGGGAATTACAGGTCCAACTGGCAGCACCGCCGCTTGGCCTTGACGGGTCAATTTTTTTAAAAGGTGAAATAACACATGACGCCGGAGAGGTCCGGATGATCAGAAAACATAAACTGATAAAAATTGAAAGATTATGAAGAAACTGACAGCAATTTTGAAAGGCTGCAACCTTGTGGACAAGTTGTTCAGCCTGCGCGAGAAAGAGATCAACCGTAAGATCGAGGGAGCTAAGGACGACTGCGAGAGACGCAAGGCCGAGGCGGAGATCAAGTATGAGAATTATTGCAAGGAACTGGGTGAGAAAGATGTAGACTACCGGCGCATCATCAACGGAATGCTTGAATGCAAGCAGGAGATAATGGACGCCGACGAAACGCTCAAGGTGATTGCGGAGGTGGAAGCGGACCTTCAGTCCGAGGCCGAGCTGGAGGAAGAGAAAGAAAAATAGTTCATACAACCGGTAATAGATTGAATTTTAGTTAGACATTCCGTCCCGGTCCGTGACGGATAGGGACGGAGATTTAAAAACAATTTTATAAACCAAATAAACGATGAAAAAGAAAAAAGCTATAAGAACACTGATCGAAATTGATGAAGTGTTCCAGAATGTAGAGCCCGGACATTTTTTCGTAGTAAGAATCTTCGGCATTCCGATAGCACGGTTCAACCAGATGGCACGGAATGTCGAAGAAGATGAGGAAGACGGAGATTAATGTTTATCTAGCAGTATAGGAGCGAATTTATGAGTTTGAAGAATCCCCCCTTTGGACAGCCATATACATTCGACTTCCTGAATGTCAGGATATTCACCGGTAACACTTTTAACAGTCATTCTGAACCGGTCTTTAGCGTATTTGTCTTCGCTTTTGAGATATACCACATCTCCTACTTCAAATTTAACAGGCTTTACTTTAGGCATGATATATAAATTTTAATTACACAGCTACAAATGTAGCAAAACTGCTCCGGTCTGCGACGGATAGGAGCAGAAATTTAAAAACAATTTTATAAACCCTTAAAAATGATTCGTAATGAAAACATTCAGAATAATCCATATAGCGGCCGCTGTCATCGGCCTTGTGGTAGTGCTCAGACTGGCGGACAACCTCCGTTCCACCTTCAACGAGAACCTTGCCGCTTCGGTCCTTGCAGTCGTATGCTGCCTTTCCCTTATCGGACAAAGGTATTACAGGGAGGAGAAGTAGGACCGCGGTCAGGGAGCCGGAAGGCGGCCCTCGTTTCCGGTCCGACGCCGGAAACCGCACAAGGTTAAACAATAAAACGGTTGATATGGCTGTAATCTATAATGACAAGGTATGTATCTACGCCAACGAGCTGATCATGTATGATCCGAAACGCAAGGTGGGTTCCGAGAAAGGCTTCCTCCCGATAGGAACATACAACACGAAGGTGAACAGAAAGCAGATTGTTGTAGCCGAGCGTGCCAGCCTCAGACGTCCCGCCCTGGTGGAGTTCGACTCGCTGGAAGTATACATACAGCAATTATACATCAAATATTACGGTGATCCCCATGAGGATGTCGAACGTGCCGCCACCAGCCCGCTTGAGAGGGCTGTAGGGTACAACGAGGCCGCCTACTCCTTCTTCACCACCTACAGGGACGGTGTGGGAAAGCCGCTCAGACCGGAGAAGGTCACGCTCTATACGCTCCAGGCACGTGTCCTGGATGCAGTCATCCGGCTGCGCGACAGCAATGCGGAATGCGGTTTCGGACGTGGCGGCTCCCGTTTCAACGTATGGGACAGGTTGAGTGAGATGGTGAACGACCTGCTGAAGGTGCGGGACAGCAAAGGCAACACCCGCTATCCCCACAAACTTCCTTCGACGGGAAAGACGCTCAAACGTAAAGTGGACCAGTATGAGGCGGAAGGCTTCATCGCTTTGGTGCACAAGAACAAGGGCAACACGTCCGCCGCCCTGATACGGGACGAGGAGGACGAGGCGATCATGCACAAGCTGCTTTCCCAGCACATGAATTTGAACAACGCACAGATAATGGAACAGTACAACAAGATAGCCTCCATATTGGGGAAACCGGAAATCAAGAGCCCTGTCACTGTGGACAGGTACCGGAAGATGATGGAATCCACCACCCTGGGGCACCAGCGCGGTACCGCCGCGCTGAGGAACTCCCTCGAGATGCAGCACAAGCGCGAGGCTCCGAAGACCGCCATGACCTACTGGACACTGGACGGATGGGACGTGGAACTGGTCTACCAGAAGAGGCAGCCGGTGGACAAAAAGGTGAACGGCGAGACAAGGACTTACAAGAAAACCACCATCCACAACCGCAAGACCATCGTGGTGGTGCTGGACGCCTGCGGCAAGTATCCGATAGGATATGCCATCGGCGACCATGAGAGCCCGGCATTGATACGAGAGGCGCTGCGCAACGCCATCAAGCACGCCCGGGAACTGTTCGGTGCACGGTACAAGCCGCTGCAGCTGCAGAGCGACAACTACCAGAAGGGGGTAATGGTTCCGTTCTATGAGGCGATGACGGTGCACTACATTCCCGCCGCGCTCCACAACGCCAAGGCCAAGATCATCGAGCCGTACTTCAATTATCTGAACAAGACGTACTACCAGCTGGAGAAGAACTGGAGCGGTGTGAACATCAACAGCAGGCGCGGCTCCCAGCCCAATATAGAGATCCTGAACAAGAACCGCCACCTGATCCCCGACGAGGAGGGCGTGCTGGCGCAGATACACGGCATCATGCAAAGGGAGCGGGCCAAGAAGCTGGAGGCGTATATGGCCGCATGGGAACGCACCCCCATGGAACGCCGGATGCCGTTCTGTGACGAGGAGTACCTGTTTCTCATGGGCGACACGACGGGGCGCACCAACCGGCTAACCGGCAAGGGGCTGCTGATCGAGCTCTTCGGGGAGAGGATCAATTACGAGAGTTTCGACATGGAGCTGCGCAACCATTTCCACGAGGACTGGTCCGTGCACTACGATCCCGACGATCTGTCGCAGGTGCTCATCGTCAATGCCGAATCCACCAAAGGGCACCGGCTGGCAAAGGAAACGGGGGACCTGAAATTCCTCCTGCAGCGTGACATGAAGACACCGATGGCCCTGATCGACCAGAAACCCGAACATTTCGAGCACCGCAGGAAGGTGGACGAGTTCAACCGGCAGTTCGAGCGGCGGTATGTGGCCAGACAGGAGCAGGTGGACGAGGTGATAACCGCCATGCAGGAGCGGAACCCGCTTCTGAAGAGCAACAGCCTGCTGGACCGCGCCCTGCTCACCGACAGCCGGGGACAGCACAAGATCCGCAAATACGAGGCGCGTGGCCAGACGGTGGAGGACGTGGATTTTGAAGAGATTGCGCCCGGACCTCTCAGGGTTCCGTCCCCTCTTGCGGATGACGATTACGAATGGGACGACGCCGACATGAATTTTTCAAGATGATTTAATAACACTTTAAAAACAGCATAATTATGGATAAGGAAGCATTGAAACAGTACATAGAGAATTTGATAGAACGTGGTTCAAAACCTTCAGAACTGGCCCGTCGCTGCGGCGTGTCCGATGCGGCGATGTCCCAGTTCCGTTCCGGCAAGTACGGCGCGAATGACGACAACCTGGCGGTCAGGATCGCCACAGGCCTTTATTTCTATGAGAATTCCCGCAATGTGGTTGATACCGTAACCTCTTACCGGCAGGTGAAGCGGGCGTTCGAGGTTGCCAGGAGAAAGAGCAAATGGGTATGTATCAGCAGCCGCAGCGGAAGCGGAAAGACCCAGTCTCTGATCGACCTGTACAATCTGTGCGGTGACAAGGGGGTTGTATATATCAAGTGCCGCAAATGGAGCAGCCGCAAGTTCCTTACCAAACTGGCACAGGCCATGGGAGAGAATGTGACGCGCTATATGGATAATGACAGCCTGCTGGACCTGTGCATCGCGCACATGAATTCCCTGTCCTCCTATAAGCCCGTCCTGCTGATAGATGATGCCGGCAAGCTCACGCATTCGGCCATGTGCACGCTTATTCCCCTGTATGATGACACGCTGGGGCGCATGGGGTGTCTGGTGGCCGGCACGGAAACGCTGGAGCGCAATATCAGGCGGTATGTGGGACGTATCGAAGGGTATGACGAGATAGACGGGCGTTTCGGCCGCAATTACATCACCCTTCTGGGCGCTACCAAAAAGGATGTCATCGCCATCTGTATGGCCAACGGCGTGCAGGACAGGGAGACGGCGGAAGAGATATGGGGAAAACTTCCCAAGGTCAAGAAGCAGCCGCGTGAGGACGATCCCCGTCAGGTATTGTTCGCCGATGACCTGCGCGAGCTTTCGGGAATGATAGACAATGTGGTAATCAGACAGGAAATCAGCAACGGAGGAGCCGGCTTATGATCAGGTCATTGTCGTTTGACAACATATTGAACAAAAAATACGAATACATCCCCTTTTCCAAGGATTTCATGGATGCCTTTGGAAAGAGGCAGAAATCCGGGGCGTGGATCGTATACGGCAAGTCCGGACAGGGAAAGACCTCCTTCACCTTCCAGCTGGCCAGGGAGTTTGACCGTATCGGCTACAAGGTGCTGTTCATTTCCCTTGAGATGGGTGTCGAGTCCGATTTCAGGGACTCCCTGCTCGGATTCATGAATTCGTCAAGGAGCGGGATGCTGTTCTGGGACGAGGTCCCCACTTTCGATGAGTTTGACGAATTCCTCGGGAAACAGAGATCCCCGGACGTGGTCATCATTGACTCCCTGCAGAGTCTTGAAGGCGAGATGGACGTCACCGCCAAACAGCTGGTCGAGCTCAGGAAGAAATACAGGAAGAAGATATTCGTATACATCTCCCATGTGGAGGGGAAGGAGGTGCAGGGAACGGTGGCCTACAGAGTCAAGAGGGACTGCTTCTCCCGCATAGAGGTGAACGGGTTCTGCGCCCGGTACATGAGCCGTGGTGTTCCCGGTCCGAAAGGATTCTATGTGGTCTGGAAGGAGGGCTATGAGAGATGCTGGCTCAGGAACAGTGACGAACCATTTAACAGCAATAGCAATGAACAAGAGAATTGAATTACCCGCGACAAATGCCCAGAAGCGGTGCATACACCGCCTCAGACGGCAGTTCGGATTGGACGAGGATGAATACAGGCATCTTGTCCGGCAGTTCAGCGGCGGACGGACAACGACGTCCGCGGAGTTGTGCAAAAGCGAGGCCGCAAGGCTGATCGGGACGCTGCTCGATCCCGACGGGAGAAAGGACCCGGAAAGACGGGAGAAACTGGCACTGGTCAAGGCCATTTACGCCGTGTCAATGGACATCGGTTTTCTCAACAGGAGCTACCGAAGCGACAATCCCGTGGAGGTCGAGATGAACAAGGCGAAGATCACCTCCTTCCTGAAGAGCCACGGAGGATGCAGGAAGCCGGTGTCAAGCCAGAACCTGGAGGAACTGAAGGCCACACTGAAACAGCTGAAGGCCATAAGACGGAAGGAGGAGGTATGAGAATGAAGCACCTTGTGTATGTGATATCCGCCCTCTCGGCTTTCGCGGGCATGATAGTTAATGATGACTTCTGGGCGAAAACATGGTCACTGAACGCCATGCTATGGATTCTGGTAGCATGGATAAACGATAATAAAAACAACAATGATGACAATGGAAAAGACGAAATTCGAAAAGGAATGTGCTGACATGTGTGCCGATTGCCACGCCAAAGGGCTGGACATCTGCCGGGAGGACGCGGACACCGTGCAGCCGATGTTCGCCCGGTGCGGGCTGTGCGGGAAGGTGTTCTGTGAATACAACAACCACATGACCGTGAACCATCTCTGCTGGGAATGCCAGACAGCCATAGAACAGAACGTTGACTGCAACGAGGAGATAATCGACCCTGATTTATTCAGGAATTTATTCACTAATAAATAAGAACAGATATGGATATCAAGAATTTATCTGAAAAGGAACGTGAGGCCCTGCTAAGCAAGCTGCAGGCCGAAAAGAAAAGAAAGGACGGGGACCGAAAGAAGAACTACCAGAAGCTGCGCGCCAGATTCCTCGCCTCTGTGGAGAGGAAGCTCCGCAAGTATATCAATGACGGCCAGGAGTTCAAGGAATGGCTCCGTAAGGAGGCCACCGCCTACTATGACCAGCTGAAGGAGTACGGCGGTCTGAAACGTGACGAGCAGCTCGGGTTCGAGGTGAAGAACGACACCTTCAAGGTCTCCGTCAAGGGGAACCGGGTCAAGGGCTTCGACGAGAGGGCCGACGTGGCAGAGAAGCGCCTTGTGGACTACCTGAACGCATGGATCGGCAAGAAGGGCGATGACGGGCGCAACCCCATGTACAAGCTGGCCATGTCGCTGCTCCAGCGCAACGAGGCCGGGGATCTTGACTACAAGTCCATCTCCCGCCTGTACGAGCTCGAGGACGACTTCAACGACCCCGAATATTCGGAAATCATGCAGCTCTTCCGTGAGAGCAACGTGGTGGAAGGCACGGTGATCCGCTTCTACTTCGAGGAAAAGGACGGAAACAATCAATGGAAAAGAATAGAACCCTCATTTAACAAGATGTAAATTATGATGCACAATTGGTTTGAATGTTCCATCCGCTACGAGAAGGTGGCGGAGAACGGCATGAACAGGAAAGTAACGGAAGCCTATCTGGTCGACGCGCTGAGCTTCACGGAAGCGGAAGCCCGTATTATTGAAGAAATGAACCCGTATATCAACGGTGAATTTACAGTTTCGGGCGTCAAACGCGCCGGTTACAGCGAACTGTTCCCATCTGAGGAAGATGCGGCCGACCGCTGGTTCAAGTGTAAGCTGTTCTTTATTACGCTGGACGGAAAAAGCGGAGCGGAGAAAAAGACCCCCACTACCGTACTGGTGCAGGCCTCCGACCTTCGCGATGCCGTAAAGAAGCTGGACGAGGGGATGAAGGGCACGCTGGCGGACTATGTCATCGGCTCGGTGGCCGAGACCGCCATTATGGATGTCTATCCCTACACTGCTGATGTGAAACCTGAATTTCCCGGTGATGATAAGAAGGAAGTTTGACCATCCCCATGTAGTCCTGTGCCGCACATGCTGCGGCCGGGGCTTTCTTGAGAACCTGGACGAGCTGGCGGACACCGTATATACCGTTGCCTGTCCCGCCTGCAAGGGGAGCGGACGTGTGGTCGTATCCTCCGTTACCCTTACCACCGTGGAGCCTTATGATCCCGAATCCCCAAATCTCGCGATGTATGGAAAAGGACGGAATGAATGAGTACCTGCTGCTCTCCGTGGAAAAATTGGAGAGTCTCAAATCCGCGATGGAGGATATACTGGATGAATCAAGACTCCGGTGCCGGGAGGGCTGGCATAAGCGTGACAGGGCGTTCCGTCCGCAGAGTTTCAGGAAAAGAACCACCTGGCACCGCATAAGGAGCCGGTGCTTTTAAAACAGATTTAAGAACCTTTTAAACGACAATCTTATGAACCTGAGAAAAGACAACAAGGAAAAGAAACCGATGCAGCTTATGCTGGACGAGATCTCCGGGATGACGGGCGTCTCGCAGGAGATGATCCTGTCCCGGATGATATCCAGGAACATATCCGATTCAAGGATGCTGTTCTGCTATATGGCGTATGAGGAAGGGTATCTGTTCCGTGAGATAGCCTCCTTCCTGAAGATATCCAGATGCAGGGCGACAACCGCGTATTATGATGTGAGACTGAGAAAGGAAAAGTTCCGCCCGATCATTGCAAGGCTGGCCGGATGCGGAACACCGGACTTTCCGCCAATGGAGAAGGAACATCAACCGGGAAAAAAACAAATGGACATCCTATGAGAACAACAGATAAAAACAAGCGGTATCCCATTCCGGGATTCCACTATGAGATAAGCATGAATGGTGAATTATGGAACACCAACACCGGAAGACTGATAAGACTCGGTTCTGACGGACGTTACTTGGTAAGAAAACAGAAGCGTCTGTATCGGTTCTCTGTGAGCAGGCTTCTGTATTCGGTTGAGCATGGGGTATCCCCTGATTCCATACAAGGGATAGTCATTATGACGGAAGATAAAAAAAACGGTTCTGACGACACGCTCGTATTATTGCAAGAATGTTATAATACCTTTCAGGCACGGTTCTTCCCAAAGAGATCTGGTCCAACGCTATCGCGAGGCTATCCGTATAGCCGAAGTCATGATAGGCTTTTATGAAGAAGGTAATATGGAGGAGATGGTGTCCGTTTTTACCATTTACGAATCAAAGGTCAAAGGCTATATGTATTCAGGAGGATTCACTAACAGCCAGGATGTTGTAAAGGAAGCGTGGCAAAGTATCATCACCCGTGTAATATCAAGCATAAGTGAAAAGAAACTGTTCACAATTGATCCTTACAATTATCTCCGCTGGTGTGTACGCAACTATTTCAATGAAAGGAAAAGGGAACGTATGGCATTGGTCGGAACACCGGAAAGGAGAAAAGGGCAAATGACCTATGATGAGATTATGGAAGCATTATAATTCAAAACTGATCAGAAATGAAAAAGACTTTTAAACAATGGGCTAAACAGGATAAAGATTTGAATGTTTTTTTGTGCCCAGGTGATTATATTGACGAAAGGTTATACAACTACATAGCGGATATCATACCTCCTGCATATTGCTCAAGAGACCTTATGCAAGGATGCGATGCCATTAAAAATGAAGGCGATGTATTATATTACATCACAGTGTACAGAACCGATGATAATCAGTACTTATATCTCGGTGTTTTACCAGAATTTAAACAGTAATTTAAACTGATCAGATATGAGTGAATTATATATACCGCCTGAGCGATTTGAGAGAGACTTTATTACCGGACGATTTTTAAAAGGTTGTGTATCTCACAACAAGGGTCGTAAAATGGTTTATCATTCAAAGCGTTCCAAAGCCAGAAGTATAAAAAATCTGTCTAAAGGACGTGGGGCTTGGCATAAGACCGGAGCAGGTATGAATAAAAAGAGCGTAGTTTTGATAAAGGATGAGAAATTATGTGGAGTATTCCCTTCGATACAAATGGCTGGTAAGATGATTGGCGTGGCTCCTTCTTTGATCAGTGCTATATGTCGGAAAGTGAGAGGCAAACATACGGCTAATGGATACAGATGTTTTTTTGAAGATAGCAATGATTGGTATAATTTAATTAAACAAGATTATGAATAATGACAGACAGAAGATATTAACTGATTA